GGGATTCAGAACTGTTCGCGGCGTGGATGCGATCTGACCGGCGGGAGTTTTCGATGGTGTGCCCGACGTGCGGAGAGACGTCGCGATGGGATTTCAAGAACCTCAAGTACGAGGTGACAACCGGCGACAACGGATTGATCGACGAGGCCGCTCTTGCGCAGTCTGCGGTTTACGAATGCCCGCTTTGCCAGACTCGATATGAGGACAAACCGGATGTCCGCCGCGGGCTCTCGATTGCGTCTCGCTATGTCGTCACAAATCCCGGAGGCCTTCCGGGACACCACGGATGGCACGCGCCAGCGGTGGCGCTATTTCACGAGAAGTGGGGGGACCTCGCGCTAGGATGGACGCGAGCCCAGAAGGCGCTTTCGCTCGGGGATCAGGAGCCATTAAAGATTTTCAAAACCAAGCGCTTGGCGGAATTCTGGCGGGAGGAAGAGACGGCGCCCGAGGTGTCACTCGGCGGGGCCGGGTATTGCAAAACGGAATACGAAAACGGAGAGCCGTGGGACCTTGAACAATTCGAGAGCCGACTCTCTCCGGTGCTCCGCGCCATCACGATTGACAGGCAGCGGGACCATCGGTGGGTGCTCTGCAGGGCTTGGAATCGCGACGGATCGAGCCGCCTGATTTGGGAGGGGAAAATGAATACATCGGAGGACATCGAGCAACTCAGACGTAGGTTGAACGTCCGCCCGCAGTACACATTTCAAGACGCGCAGTTCGAGACAGGTGCGGTTTACGATGAGTGCGTGCGGTTCGGATGGGTTGCCTTGCACGGATCCAAAGACGACGGGTTTATGCATTTCCCGAAAAACAAACCGGCGACGAAACGGTTTTACTCCGAACTCAAACGAGCGTCCGCACCATCCGGAGGGACGGCGTACTATCTGTTTTGGAGCAACGAGAAGGTCAAAGACGTGCTCGCAAATCTGCGGGCCGGGAAGGGCGCGAGATGGGAGACGCCGGACGATGCTTCGGGCGATTACATCCACCAAATCGCTTCCGAGGTTAAGCGTGACGTCGTCTCAAAAACCACGAAGGCGATTTCGTCGCGATGGGTGCGAGTCCGGAAGGACAATCACTTGTGGGATTGCGAAGCGATGCAGACTGTTTTCGCGATATTCAACGGGTTCCTAGGTTCGCCGAGTTGACACGGTTTTGGATTCAATGGCCGGGCCCGACTTTTTCACAAAATCGCTTTTGCGAATTGCGATGGCGCAGGGCCGCGAGGTCTTGGAGAACATCGTCACCGGACAGTTCACACTGATTTCCGAGAAGGGCGGGCGGCAAATGACATCCCTCTCCGCCAATGGGAAATCGTTCTCGTTTCAGGTGGATCCGAAACTGTCGACCTCCGAGCTTCTGGCGCGTGTTGAGGAGGCCTTGGAGTTTTTTGACGGCATGACGTTGGAACAGGTCCAGCGCTATCTCTCCATGCGTCCAATAACCAAAATCAAAGCGAGGTTCTGACGCATGGCACTCGTGGACCAGTGGGGATACCCAATCGATTCAAGGCTGATCAATGCGACCTCGCAGACGACAGGCCGCCCGTATCTTCCGACGCGCACCGAGAGCATAAACCGGTCCGTCAATCTTCAGGACTGGCGCACGCTTCTTTCTTTATCGCGTCGACTCTGGGCAAACAATGGGATCGTCAAAGGCGCGACGGCCCAGAAGGCGATGCACTCAGTGGGGCGGGCGTGGAATCCTGTCTTCCGAGGGGCCGATCAAGAGTGGGGGAAGGTTGCTTCCGAGTGGCTTTTGCTTTGGTATGGGACATCGAATGTCCGAGGGGATGTGTTCGATTTCAAAACGTCCCTCTATCTCCAGAGCATCGCGATTGACCGGGACGGAGACCAAGGCGTTTTACTGACGGCCTCAGAGGATGGGATGTGGCCGATGTTGCAAACCATTCCGGCGCACCGGATCGGGCAGCGCAGTTCTACCGAAACCACGGTTGAAAACGGCCCGTACAAGGGGCTGAAGATTTCGCATGGAGTCATTACAAACCGAGTGGGCCGCGCCGTTGCCTATCGGGTTCTTGCGGACGAAGAAGGCGACGACAAAGACGTTTCTGCAAGGGATCTGATCCTAGCCTTCGATCCCGAATGGGCGGATCAACTCCGGGGGCTACCGCTTTTCTCGCACGCGCTGAACGATCTGAGGGACGCGGACCAGAGCCAGTACTGGGAGCAACTCAACCAGATGGCGAGCAGTTCGCGGACGCTGATCGAGACGAACGAAAGCGGGCAGGCCGATGTGAACGATCCGGCGGTTATTCTGAATCGCGGAGAGAATTCGGTGGATACCAGCATCGAACGTTTGGAAGGCGGAACGATTACATATTTCAAGGCCGGGACCGGATCCAAGTTGGAGCAGTTCGTTAACATGCGCCCCGGCGCTGACTGGGATCAATTCCAAGACCGGCTTGCACGCAAAGCGCTTCTCGGAGTCGGATGGCCGTATTCGCTGTGCTGGAAACCGGACGGACAGAACGGGACGCAGGAACGGGCCGAGATTGAGAAGGCTCGGACGACGATCTTGGACCGGCAGGAGCTTTTGAAGCCAGTCGCTCAGAGGATAATAGGCTATGCGATTTCCAAAGCGATCAAGTCGGGCATCCTGCCAGAGTACAAAGGCAGCGACTTGGGCGGATTCTTGAAATGGGATTTCACACTTCCACCGAAATTCTCAATCGATCTTGGGCGGGATTCCGCAGCGCGCCGCGAGGACTACAAACTCGGGTTCAAAAATCTGTCCGAGGTGATCGCGGAACAAGGGCAGGTGCTGGATCAGCACATGGACGCACGCGAGCGCGAAACGGTCGACGTTATCAATCGTGCGAAGCGCATCTCGGATCAAACCGGCATCGATTTCGGAACCGCGCTTTCGATGCTTCAGCAACGCACCGCAAGCGGACAAATCGGAGGCGGGCTTTCTGGCACTCCGGTTGAAATTTAATGACGAGTTGACACCGTGAAAAATCCAATGGCTTCCAACTGGTACGACTTCAAAGCATCCGCCGACACACCAGAAGGCGACTTGTATCTATACGGCGAGGTCGGCGGCTGGGGCGCATCGGCATCCGAATTTATCGCCGAACTCGCAAGCCGGAAGGGCCAGCACATCAACCTTCACATTCATTCCCCCGGAGGATCAGTGTTTGAAGGTCACGCCATTTTCAACGCGCTTCGGATCCATCCGGCAGGCGTCACGACGATGGTTGACGGAATCGCCGCCAGCATGGCGTCCGTTATCGCGATGGCGGGCAAGCCAGTTAAGATCGCTTCCAACGGCTTCCTGATGATTCATAACCCTTGGAGCCAAGCCGCAGGCGGATCCGAGGAGATGCGGAAACAGGCTGACGTTCTCGACAAGCTCAAAGATTCTCTGGTCAAAATCTACGCAGACAAAAGCGGGATGCCAGAGGAAGACATCGCTGCAGCGATGGACGCGGAGACATGGTTTTCCGCAGAGGAGGCCGTGGCCTTCGGACTCGCCGACGAAGTTTTTGAAGGCATGCAAGCCGCCGCTAAGATCGATCTTTCAGCCATCTCCGCAAAAGCGCCTTCCGGCGTGTTTCACTTCGCCAATCCGTGGCCAGCGCCGCAGTGGATGCGCGACAATTTCCGCAAAGGCCTAGACTGGTTTGAAAAAGGCTTCGGCGGCGACGGGCTCGCAGACTCGACGATTGAGGAAGCGCGTGCAATCGCTGGCGGCAATCTCGTTTCGCCTGACAAGGCGCAGAGGATGGCAGCATGGTTCGCACGGCACATGGGAGACTTGGACGGAGTCGAGGGCGACGAATCCAATCCGACCCCCGGCATGGTTGCACATGCGCTTTGGGGTGGGTGGCCGAAGGTGGACTCGGAGCGTGCGATGGCGTGGGCCGAAGCAAAATACGCGGAGCACGAGAAGGAGCAGGAAGAACAGATCGAACAGGAAGGAAGCACAATGGAAAACCCAGAACCTCAGAACGCAATCGAGCAACCACCGGTGCTTCCGGACTTCCAAGCGATGCTCGCAAAAACGGCGCAGGATCTTTTGAACGCAGAGGCACGTATCTATGGGATCTCAGAAGAATTGAACGCCGCACAAGCCAATCTCGCGACATCAAAGGCCGAATGCGAATCGCTCAAGAATGAGCTCGAAGCGGAACGCGCAAAATCCGCATCGGTGCTCGAACAGGTGAACGCGAAGGCGGCTGCGCTTGTGGCTCAAACTGGGCACGCTCCGGTTTCGATTTCGGCTCAGGCCGACGACAAAATTTCTCCAAACAAAGGAGTGAACATTCTCGATCAGTTTAACCAACTGAGACAGAGCGGAAAGTCGACCGAATGGTTGGCATTCCTTAAACAAAACCGCAGCGAGCTGATCGAGGCGGCGAAAACCACCAAGTAACCCAATCCACCCAACATGGCCAATACCATTACCGGCATCAACGACGATGTCATTTCACAGGGGGTGCTCGACGGTTTCGTCGCAGCCCTCCTACCTCTGCAGGCGTTCAGTACCAGCTTCAACGCTGATGCTGTAAAAAAAGGCGACAAAGTGTCGATCCCTCGGATCGGCGCTCAGTCGGTAGCTGTCGCAAAAGTCACAGGCGCGGACTACGTCATTCAGGACAACACGTCCGACGCAGTCGAAATTAGCCTTGGGCAGCCCGTGTACGTTTCCGGGGCTTTGGACGACGTCGAAGTTGCATCTTCGAGCGTTCTGAATCTCGAAATGTACGGCAAGCAGAAGGGCTTCCAGCTCGGGAAGAAAGTCGTGCAGGACATCCTCGCGAATGTGACTCTAGCCAACTTCGGCGCGGCATCATTCACCGGCGCTGCAACCGCTTTCGACGTCGACAGCGTCATCACTCTGGCGCAGGTGTGCGATACCGCAGACATGCCCGAGGAAATGCGTTCGCTGGTCCTGAAGGAAACCTACTACGCGAACCTCCTGAAGGATCAGACCGTGACCGTTCTTCAGGCCTACGGCACCAACGATCCGCTGCACAACAACAAGCTCCCACGCTTGGCAGGGTTCGACGTCTACAAGTCGACGATCATTCCAGCCAACGGCCAGAACCTTGTCGGGTTCGCCGTGCATCCTTCCGCGCTCGCGGTTGCTATCCGCTACCTCGCACCGCAGGAAGGTCACGGATATACCCGTGCAGAAGCCCTCACCGATCCTGCCACCGGCATCACGATCGGCGTGCGCGAGTGGTACGACGAGGACAGCGGCCAGAAGAAAAAGGTGTGGGAGTGCGTTTACGGTTCCGTTGTCGGGATCGGCGCAGGCATCAAGCGCATCGTCTCCGCTTAAGTCTCATGGCCAATTTCGCGATGCTTCTTGGCGTGGAGAATGGCGAGGCGAAGGTGCTCGGTGCTCCGAGCGATCTTTCCTCTGTCAAAAAGCGTTTTACATCTATCGTCATGGACGGAGGCGTCTCAGAAGGCATTCCGTACGACGAAGTGTGGCTCGTCGACACTGTGCAGGGGCGGTTACGCCGAAAGGCATTTTGCCACACTCCAGCGCAGGCTCCCGAACCGGCAGCGCCAGCGAAAAAGGCCAAGGCTTAAAGGCAAAATTGTAAGGCATAGCAAGGGGAGCATCGGGAAACTGGTGCTCCCCTTTTTTCAAAACCACACTAACGCATGAGCGAATTTTTTGACCTGATGAAGTCGGGCTTTTCCGAGGTTGCGAACGAATGCGGCAACACCGTAACGCGATCGGGACTGTCTGCAAAATGCGTTGTCACGCCGTTCACAGAAACACTCGCGCTGCAGAGTACGGGCCTATTCGGAGACTTCAGTCTTACCATCGAAATGCTGCGGACCGAACAGGCGCGGCTCGGAATCGTCGTCCGCAGCGCTGCGCAGCTCGACGGAAAATGGGTGCGCGTTGTTCAGATAGACGACGATCCAGACGATCCGTGTGTCCGGCTCATGCTCAAAGAGGAGCAGCCGACTGCGGTTCCGCGCTGATATGGCAAACATCTTCGTTCGTCTCGACACAACCGGCTTTGCGAAGGCGTGCGACGATCTCGCGAGGATCAGCGGCAAATCGTTTAAGGAAGCCGTCCGCGCTCAGACTGGCGCGGTGCTGCGGGCCTTGATCAAGAAGACGCCGCCCGCGAGCAAAAAGAAAATCTCCGCTCGGGCGCAGAAGGTTTCGAGTCTTGAACGCGGGTATCTGAAAAACGGCGACGGATCTTTTTTGGTGAACTCGGAGAAGAAATTTCCGGGCCGGAAATGGCTCCGGAAGCCTTCCGAGAAAACCGGAAAAATGACGGCCTACATTGACGATCCAACGCGGCGGTGGAGCAATAAGACATGGAACCAATACGAAGAATCCAAGGCGCGATGGACTGCCAAACTTTCAAATTTCGAGAAGCAACTTTTGAGCGCTCGCGGATTTGCAAAAAAGACGTGGCTTAAAATCTCTGAGGATCTCAATTTGGCCGCCACAGTCAAAGCTCCGGGGTACGTTAAAAAAGCAAGCGCACGCACGCGTAGAAAATACGACAACGGATCCGGAATGCAGAAGGATGCCGGAGATACTTTTTTCACACTTCTCGTCAACAAATACCGCTGGTTCGGCATGATCAAATTCAAGCGGAAATTCCAGCGCGTTCTCGACGATCGGAAGACCGCGTTTGAAATCGAAATGGCGCACGGTCTTTTCGAGGACATGACGCAACGGGCGAAGCGGTATCCGGGCCTTTTCGTTATCCCCCCGAAACAGAAGAAACGCAAAATACCAGACCCTCCTGAAGAATCATGAGCGCAGCACCAGACTTAGCTACCCTTTACCGCGTCGAGGATGCCGTAGAAACGGCGTGGAAAACCGTTCTGGAGGCCGATGGGCTGACGGTATTCAAGAGCATTTCCGACGATGTGCTGACGCTCCCACGCGTTGACGTCGAGTGCACACTCGGAGCTCCAACCGGACACCGGGGGCAGGTCAC